CCGTGATGCCGTAACTGCCGCAGACCGCGATGGACATGGCCGGCGCCGCCGCGCGCAGCTGCGCCTGGATCTGCTTGACGCAGGTGTAGCCGTTCGCGAGCGTGGGTGCATAGCCACCGGCCGTGGGCGGGGCACCGAGCCACCCTCCCCCACCGCCGAAGGTATACGAGAGCTCGTCGTTGGATTTCAGCGAATCCCAGAGCGGGTGGTCCTTGACCTTGAAGCCGGTGTATTGCGGCAGGCCTGGGATGGCCGGCACGACCGTGTTCAGGAAGAACGTCAAGTCATCGATCATCAGCTGGTTCTGGCCCTGGTGCCAGAGGTTCGCGCCGATCATCACCGAGTAGTTCGTGGTGCCGTCGTACTGGCTGCCCCACCAGCCGTATTCGTTGGGGTTCGCCGCGACGGGGAGCGTGACCGTGCCCTTGCTGCTGGTGAGCACGCCGCCCGGGGCATTGCGGATGTACGCAGGAATCAAGCCACCCGCGTTGCTGCTCGAAGTGCCGGTGCTGCCGTTCTGGATGACCTTGCGGTATTCGGTGGTGCGCCAATACGCGCGGAACGGCGAGGCGGGCTTGACCTTCTGCTGCTGCAGGAAGTCGGCAAAGATCGTCGTCGCCCACAGCGCCTGCAAGGTGGCGGCGTTGGCCGCAATGCCCTGGACGGGGAACAGCGAGCCGTAGGAGTAATTGCCGACCCAGCCCGAAAAGAGCGGATAGGTTGGGAGCGTGTTGATCTCGGCGTTGTTGCGCGCACCGCTGCCGTTCCAGGCGCCCGACAGCAGATAGTAGCCCGGGTTCCATTTCATCGTCGAGGTGGTCAGGGTCGTGCCCACCGACAGGCCCGGCTGCGTACCTGTGATCGTGTACTGCCCGGCCGCCGCCGGCATCGAGTAGTTTGTCACGGGCACGCCCGTAGAGCCCATGGCCGCGTCGGGCCCGGCAATGGCATAGCGGCCCGGGCTTGCGATCAGGACATACGGGGACTGCCCGAAGCCGGTGCGGATACCACGGCCCATATCAGGCCTCTTGGAAGATCCCGTTCGTGCCGTCGAGCGAGACCGTGAAGGTCTGGCCAGCCGACAGGGTCAAGGAGCTGCCGTAATCCCACCACGCGATCAGCGGCTTCAAGGGGCTCGCCGGGGTGGTGTCGTAGAAGATCGCGTAGCGAAACGGCCCCATGCTGCCGGACGCGGTCCAGGTCGGAGAGGCCAGGGTGCCCACGAGTTTGTACGTGCCCGTGGTCTGGGTCGAGGTCACCCCTGAGATGGTGGCGCCACCCGTGGTGTAGCCGTTGCCGTTTGCGAGCTCCGTGCCACTGACATCTGCGTAGACGGCATTGGTGGCGACTGGGGCGGTGTTGGTGAGCATCACCTTGAGCGTGTCAGCGCCCAGGTTGTGCACGCCATTGTTTTGGTTCGCGACGAACACTTGGAACTTGTTGTAAGCGGCCATTCAAATCACTCCTAAGCGGCTTGGGGAACGGAAGGGGCGCCGGGAGCGCCACCGGTCATACCGGCCGCCTGGGCAGCCTGTGCGAGATTCTTGGCGCCCATGGCGATCTGCGGCGCTTGCTCAGCGGCCTGCATGTCCTGCTGCTGCTTGGCCGCCTGCTCCATAAGTTCCTGGACCTGGTCCTCGGAGCGCAAGAGCTTGGCCGGACAGCCGCGGATGTTCGCCATCTCGCGCGCCGCGTCGTGCAGGTCGATGGTGTAGAGCACCGACTTGTCGAGGTTCGCCATCTGCGCGATATCGGAGATGGTGTTCATGATCGAGGTGCCCTCCTCGGCTTTCAGCGCGCGCGCCAAGGGGCTCGTGTACTCGATGCGCATGCCGCGCTTCGAGCGCAGCAGTTCGACCGGCGGTGGCGGCAGCTGGTTGGCGTCCGACAGGATGTCGATCTCGCGATGGATCAGCGGCCCCAGGAACTCCGACTGCTGGCGACCCATGGCGGGCGCGATGAGTTCGCCCTTCTCCTGGGCGCGCAGAAGCGCCTCGGTCGCGGTCATGTTCGGGTTCTGCACTAGGATCTGGAACAGCGTGTTCAAGAACGTGTCGCGGATGACGTTGCGCGTGTCCTGGATCTGCTCGGTGCCGATCTGGAAGTTCGCTTTCGATTCGAACGGCATGGCCAAGGGCTTGCCGTCCGCGGTCATCATCCCGTAGTTGTTCGCGCCCGGTCGCTGATTGAAGTTCGTGAGGACCGAGTCCTCTTGCAGCAGGATCGGCGGGTCTACGGCTTTCTGCCCCGCTCGCAGACCCGTTTTGACCATCTCGTTGGCGGTACGAATGTCGGGCAGGCAAGTGGTCGCAGGGCCGCGGCCATAGTTTTCTCGGGGCGCCACCCGATACCGTCCCACGGCGCAAGGGAAGGTACGGTAGGCCGCCTTCTCGATGACGGACTTGTCGCCCAGATAGATATACCAGGACTCGAACTTCTTGCCGGCGTCACCGTACGCATAGGGTTTCCACTCCTGGTTCGGGCGGATGCAGTGCAGGAACGCCGACTCGCCGTAGGGCGTTTTCTCGTACTGGCGGGCGATGGCCGCGGGTACCTTGTCCTTGCTCCAGTGCTGGATCGCCTGCTTGGCGGTGTACTTGAACTTGCGAAAGACGGTGTCGACCTGGCCCTGGTGATTGAGCGACCAGACGATCTCCGAGAGCGGCACCGAGCGGTAACGGATCGACTTGCCGATGGCCTCGTCGATGAACAGCAGGTTGTTGCCGTAGGCCCCCAGCGACATGTAGCACTCGTCGGTCTGGGACGCGAAGTTCGCCTCCGGGTGATAGCGAGCGCCGAACAGGATCTTGTTGACCGCGTCCAGGTACTGCTGCACGGCCGGCACGTCCTCGAGCGCCTCATCATCCGCCACGAGCTTGTGCCAGACAGCAGAGCGCGGCGTGAGCATGGCCTCCATGCAGGCGGCGAAGCGTTCGTTCGCGATGATGGCGGTTGAGTCGAAGATGCGGGTGTTGCGGTTCACACCCTCGGCGAACTCACCGACGAAGTTGTCCCAGGCGGGCATGACGTACTGGGCGGTCGTATTCCAGAGCGAGCGGAAGTTCGACTGCGCGGTCCACAGCGACTCGTAGTTCTGGATGATGGAGTTGGCGTCGTCGCTCAATGGAGCTCATCCGCGCGCACGATGTCGAAGCCTTCAAGCTGGAAGTTCGAGAGCACCATCCAGGGATCGCCCATCGAGCGCGCCTCCACCACGTCCTGGATCAGGAGGTCGTGGTTCTTGAACACGCCGATGCCGCCCTCGGCGATGTAGTCGATCAGTTCGTTGCCCTGGCCTAGGGTGAGAACCAGGCGCACCTCGGCAAGCGGGCAGCCGCGCGCCTTGCAATAGCGCGACAGGGACTCGGCCTTGGCGAGCGCCTCAGGGGTCACGAGCCCAACTGGGTTTTGCCCGTCACCGGAGTCTGGCCGGTGTTGCCGCCGTAGATGTTCGAGAGCAGGCCGCGGCGGGCACGCAGGGCATCCTGTTGCGACTGGGCGGCATTCGCCGCATCGTTCGAGTTGACCGGCTGCGGGGCTTTCGGCGCCTTTGGAGCCATCAAGGAATTGGCGACCGCGCCGACTCCCGCACCGGCGGCGCTGCCGAGAATGTAGGGGACTGCGGGGGCAAGCATAGCCATGCCCGCAACCTGCGAGAGGTCACGGGCAAATTCAAGTGATCGAGTAGGCGGGCTGGTTCCTCGATTCGCGCGGCGCGTCGCGCATGCCCTGCGCGAGGTAGCGGAAGGCGTCAGAGGCGTGGGAGGTCCAGTCGTGCAGCGGCTTCTGGCTGAAAATCTTCAGTCGGTCGTCCCAGGTTTTCTGGTACTGGCGCAGAGCTGCGAGACCTCGGTCGCATCGCACTCGGTCAAAGCGTGCACCGTGCAGCAGGATGCGAACCGCGTTGATACCGTCATCGACAGAAGCGCGCGGTAGAACGCGAATCGGTCGGACTCCGAGACCCTTGAGCACATCGAGGCGACTAGAGGCATTGTTGCCCCATTCTCGGTCGTTAGCGTCATGGGGAAGGATGTGATAGTCGTAGGCATAGGGCTTTGACTGGATGACTTTGGCATAGTGGTCGGCTCCAACTCCTGAGGCTTCGTAGTAGTCGAGCACCCGCAGTTCGGTGCGCGTGCGCTGGGCGAACCAGATGGCGGTCGAATCCCCGACGCCGATGTCCCAGCCGGTGGTGACGGGATAGCGCGGATCGTAGGGCACGTGGCCGATGCAGTCGGCGGCCTCCAGGTCCGCGATCAGCTTGCCGTAGTAGCTCCCGG